GCCCAATCAGATACCCCCCAGCCCCGGCAGCATCCGCTTGAGGTGCGCCAAGTTCCCACATCCTGGCTGAAGCCATATGACGGCAACGCCAAGCTGCACCCGCCGGAACAGGTGGAGAGGTTGGCTGCGTCCATCAAACGCTTTGGCTTCACCAACCCCGTGCTGGCCCAGCCGGATGGGACGCTGATTGCCGGACACGGGCGGCAGATTGCGGCAATGCACCTTGGGCTGGAATCAATCCCGTGCATCATCCTTGAGGGTCTGACCCCGGAGGAGGCCAAAGCCTATTGCCTTGCCGACAACCGATTGAGTGACCTGGGGGAATGGGATGCGGCTGCGCTGGAAGCGGAGCTGCTTGCCTTGGGCGAGGGTGACCCCAGCCTATTGGCTGACGCTGGATTTACACCCGGTGAGGTTGCCGACCTCTTGGATGACGGGATGCACGGGGAGGAAGGGGATGAGGGGGAGATGGGGGTTGAGTCATTCCGCTGCCCCCATTGCGGTGAGGTGATTGGGAGGGATGAGTGATGCCAACCCCCGTTGAATTCGCCCAGCGTTGGGGCATCAGCATCCAGCGGGTGGGGGCGTTGCGGGAGGCTGGGATGCCGATGGATTCCTTTGAGGCAGCGGAGGCTTGGCGGGCCACCCGCAAGGGAGGGGTGGCGCAAATGAAAACCCAGGCGGTCAAGGGGGCCATTGAGGATGGGATGGGCGGGGAGCCGGGTGGGGATGTCCCCGCCTTTGATGCCCTGCTGGACATGGATGATTTTATTTCCCAGCTCAACTTCCAGCGGGACATCGTGCGGATTAACCGGGCGCAATATCTCCGGGCCTTGAGGGAAAACAGCCCGTCAGCCTCCAAGCATTACAATTCGCTTAACAAAGCCATCACCCAGCTTTTTCAAATCCGGGACAAGGCTTTGGGGCATGGGCTGGCAACCAAGCAGCTCATCAACGCACAGACGGCCCTGGACGGGATGCGCCGTGCATTTGCCTTGATGGTCAGCAAATATGAGGCGGCTGAAATCCCTATGGCAAAGGAGGCCAACCCTGGGGATGCTGGGCGGGCATTGGGGGTGATTCGGGCCGGGAGGCTCAAGATACAGCGTGAGGTGTTTGAGATGGCGCAAGCCGCCGCCGCCAGCCTCACCGGGAAGCCGGATGCCCTGGCTGGGCTGGATGCGGTGCAGGATGCCATTGCGGAGGCCAACCAAGCCCTTGAGGTGCAGGGGGTGGGCGAGGATACCCCCACGGAGGAAAACCCGCCAGCAGACCCCACCACGCAAGCGGAATGACCAACCCAAAGGCTGACCTGTTTGCTCTGCAATTGCTGGAGCCTTTCCGTCCCAAGGATGAGCAGACCCCCCTGGCTTGGATGGAGGAGCATTGCCGCTTCCTCCCCGGCCCGATTGGGTCTTTCCACGCCATCCATTCCCCTTGGCTGGTTGGCCCCATCAATGCGGTGTTTGACCCGGAAACAAGGATGGTGGTGAACCTTGCAGCCATCGGCTCCGGAAAATCCGTTTTCGTGGCGGTGGTCACCGCCTACATCTTGGGGAAGGCTCCGGCTGATGTCATCGTTTATCAGCCCACCAATGACAACGCAAAGGGGTTTTTCCGTGAGACGCTCAAGCCCGTGTGGGAGGGTTGCCCGCCCGTGGCCTCCCTCATGCCAAGCGGCAAGGATGTGACATGGAAGCACCAGCGGATTGGAACCAGCCAGGTGTGGACGCTGGGCGCAGATGCGGAAAGCAATCTGCAAAGATACCATGTGAAATGGGTGTTCATTGATGAGGCTTGGCAAGTTGCGAATAACAAAGGCTACATCAGACAGGCAAAGGCCCGCACGATGTCATATGGCTTTCTTTCCAAGGTGGTGCTGACGGGGCAGGGCGGGACGGAGGGGGACGATTACCAGCAGGAATGGCTGCAAACCACCCAAGAGGAATACCATTGGAAATGCCCCCAATGCTCCCATGTCCAGCCTTGGAGCTGGGACACCATCAAGCTGCCGGATGGCGGGCTGACCGCCGATGGGGTCAATGAGGGTCTGATTGCCCGTGAAACCAAGATGGCCTGTGCCGGGTGCGGTCACCTCTTTGATGACTCTGACCAGGTGCGGCATGACCTTAACCAAACCAGCCTTGCCCTGCCGGGGCATGGGTATGTGCGGATGAACCACAATGCCCGTGATGCGTTCCGTGGCTTCCATTGGAATTGCCTTCCAGCCCGCCCGTGGGGTGAGGCTGCGATTGATTGGGCCAAGGCTAAATTGGCGCAGACCAACGGGGACGAAACCCCTATGCAGATTTTTATGACCAAGCAGCTGGCCCATTTCCATTCCTCCCAAATCATGGATTCCACGGATGAGGTGGCCCCTGGCTCATTCAAGTTGCGTGACCCGTGGGAGGATGAGGCTGGTTTTGACATCTCCACTCGCACCATCGTGCCTGTGTTTGCCCAAGGGGACACGGTGTGCCGCCTTCGCTTTGCTGGCATTGACTGTCAGCGTGACGGCTTCTTCATTGCGGTGCGGGCCTATTCCGCAGACGGGCGCAGCCGCCTCATTGATTGGGGCTTCTTCCACACCATTGATGAGGTGGACGGGTTCCGCAAAAAGCATGAGGTGGTTGCCCCGTTCACCTTCATTGACAGCGGTGACCAACAGGATTTCGTCCACCGGGTGGCGGCAAAGATGGGGTGGCAATGCACACGGGGTCACAGGAAAAACGAATACCCCTGGCCCACCAAGATGCCGGATGGGACGCTGAAGGTCAAAGCCCGCCCCTACTCCAAGCCCCGTGAGATTGAACCCTTTAAAGGGATGGTCACAAAGGTGTATTATTTCGGCAACCTCCCTTTCAAGGATTTGCTTTGGCGGCTCCGGCGTTCCGGGGTTCACCAATTCCCCTTGGATGCCGGGGAGGAATACAGGAAACAGATGGCTGCGGAAAGGCGCACCAAGACCGCTGCGGGAATCCCCATTTGGAAATGCCCCAAGGGGAGGGCCAACCACCTTTGGGATTGTGAAACCCTGCTGATGCTCCCCGCCCTGGTCTTTGGGCTGGCGGGTGAAAGCAAGATGACGGAAGGCAAGGTGACGGAGCCGCCGCCGGAGCCGCCCACCGCAGAGGATGACGGGGAGGCTGTGGATTGACACGGGCGGTAAATACAAATGGCAAAGGGGCTTTTCATCACCTTCACAGAGGCACAGCTGCTGACCCTGCGTGACAACGCATTTGCCGCCCTGTCAGCCGGGTCACAGGTGGTGAGCTGGTCAGATAGCGGAACCTCGGTTGGCAAAACCATCACCCTCCCCACGGAGACGGTGCTTGATGAGGTGAACCACGCTCTGCGGGTTCGCTTCCCCCTCACCTACGGGGCCAAGCTGCGCCACCTTTCGGCTGACCTGTCGAACCTCGACCAGCCTTGAGCCTTATGCCCGGCATCCTGTCCAACCTACTCCCCCGCATCAAAGGCTTCTTTGGTGGTGGCTCCCAAAATTATGAGAGCGTGAGGATTAGCCCCGCCCGTGTGAGGGTGCAGCACACGGCCCCTGGTGACTTGACCCAGGAGCAGACCCCTGCCGACCAGCGGGAGCTGCTGCGTGTCATGCGGGCGATGGAGAAAAATAGCCCGTTCATTGCCGCCCTCATCAACGCCCATCAAACCTATGCCGTGGGGGACGGGTTCCGCTATCAGCCCCTTACCAAAAACCCTTCCTGGAATTCAGCCGCCAAGGAACAGGTTGAGCTGTTCCACGCCCGCCCGGAAATCACGGGACGCTACACCTGGAACCAGCTGCTGCGGATGTCGGCCCGTGCCATCTTGGTAGATGGGGAACTGTTTTTCATCCGCACCCGCCACAAGGATGGTGCGCCCTGCCTCCAGGTGGTGGAGGCCCACAAGGTGGTGCAGCCCGACATCACCAACCAGCGGGGTTGGGTCAATGGCATCAAATTTGACAGGCAGGGAAGGCCCACCACCTACGCCGTCCAACAGGATGACGGTTCCTTTGCCTATTACGGAGCCGCCTCAATTATCCACCTTTATGACCCGGAGCGCACCACCGGGGCAAGGGGCATCAGCCGCATCCAAGTTGCCCTCAACTGTCTCCGGGACAAACGGGAAATCATGGAGGCAGAGCGTCTTGCGGTCAAGGAATTCAGCCGCCGCACCTTTGTTTTGAAAAGCCGCAGCGGGGAATTTGACCCCTCCGATGCAGACTTCTTTGGCTCCGGCGGCAAGGCTCGCAAGGCACAGGTGACCAACCCGGAAGATGTGTCCCGTGCCTTTGGCGGTCTATCAATGGCGATTGGTGCGGATGAGGAATTGCAAGCGTTTGAAACCACCCGGCCCAATCTGAATGTGCTGGCAATGTCGGAAGCGTTGGAGCGTGAGATTGCCAACGCCACGGGCATCAGCTCTGACTTCCTGCTGAACCCCACCAAGATTGGTGGCCCCGTGGTGAGGATGGAACTTGCCAAGGTTGAACGGCAATTCTCCGCAATGGGCCGCTTGCTCATTGACGGGCTTGAGCGCAAGGCCACCCAATATGTGCTTGCTGACCGCATCACCGCCGGGGTGCTGCCCGCCCAAGAAGGCTGGGAAAAAATGGCATTCAACCAGCCCCGCCGCCTGTCCATTGATGTGGGCCGGGAATCCCTCGCCACGGTGCGTGAGCTTGAGGCTGGCATCCGCAATCTCCAAGACATCATTGAGGAGGGCGGGGATGACGCAGAGGCCCAAATCATTGCCCGCCTTGATTTCAAGGCTTGGTGCAAGCAGGTGGCAGAGGAGCGTGGGCTGACTTATGAGGATATCTCAATGCCCACGGTGTTGAGCCAGCCGCAGCCCGCAGACCCAGCCGCCCCCTCCCCTCTCCCTCCCTTTGCTGGGCAGGAGTCTGACCCCGAACCCTCCCCCGCAGACTAATCACCCCAATGCTCTTTTCCAACATCATCACCGCCACCCGGCGGGGAATGTCCGCTGAACCCATTGCCGCCACCGCCTTTCTGCGGAAGGTGGAAGCCTTGAGCCAACCCCAATCCTCATCCATGCTTGAGGCTCTGCTTGCCAGCATGAAGCCGCAGGAGATGGAGGTGCAGGGGCGTGTGGCTGTCATACCATTCAAGGGTTTCACGGGGTTCAATTTGTCCCCGGTTGAGCGGGCTTTGGGGATGGTGGATGTGGCACAGACCGCCAGCCAGCTGGGGCAAGCCTTGGCTGACCCGCAGATTGGTGCGGTGATGTTTGATGTGGACAGCCCCGGCGGGTATGTGGTTGGGGTCACGGAATTGAGCCGCATGGTTTCCGGGGCCAAGAAGCCCATTGAAACTTGGGGAACCTCCATTCACTCCGCTGCCTTCCATTCCACCGGGGTTGCCCAGCGGGTGTGGGGGATTGAGTCGGGAGACTATGGCAGCATAGGCTCCATGATTGTGGTTGAGGATATCTCTGAAGCCGCTGCCAAGGCTGGCATCAAGGTTCATGTGATTTCCTCCGGCTGGGCCAAGGGGATGCTGACCCCTGGCGCACCCGTCACCCAAGAGCATTTGGCCTTCTTGCAGGATTACATCAATGAGGATGCCGCCACCTTCAAGGCTGATGTGAAGGCGGTGCGCACCACCGTGCCGGAGGAGGCCATGCAGGGGCAATTCTTCACGGGCCGCAAGGCGGCGCAACTTGGCTTGCTCACGGGCATTGCCTCAAGGCAACAGGTCATTGACCGCCTCAACCAACAGGTGGGCGGTTGACACGCTCGGTAAAGATAGAAACCGACATGACGCTTGAGCAAATCAAC